TAGACAAATCCATAAGATTAGCCTTATTACTAGTAGGCACACCAGTAGTATCAGAAGAGCCGCGCTGATTCATAACCATAAGACCCTTAGTGCTAGCAAGACTAGCCGTACTAAGAAAACCTCGCGGAGTAAAATTACTAAGTGTACCAATAGCGCCAGTAGGTAAGAAAATATTAAACGTTAAACTCGTAGGAGTAAGACGAGTATAATTCTGCGCATTATCCAGAGTAATTACAGCGCCACTACCAGTTCCTGTCTGTGCAATAGCCTGCCAACGAGTAAGCGCATAATCCTGCGCCCACTTAGAAAAATTAATCACAAGATAATTATTAAACACAAACGCATAAATGCGATCCGTATTAGCATTAAACGTATGCACACCATCAGTATAAAAAATACCAAGAGTCTCATTAGTAAAATTACGAACAGTCACACCATCATAATAATAAATACCCTGCTTACCAGCCCAAATAACACCACCACCAACCTGCACAATACTACTAGTACAAAGCGTACCATCAGGATACAACTCTTCCAAACTAAAATTAGAACGATTAGTACCCTTAATAATATACGTCTTATTCTCAACAAAAACAAGAAGACCAGACACACTACCAGCAATACCACGAATAGGCTCACGACCCGGAATAATAATACTATCCGAAGCATCAGGACTAAGATTAACATTCTCAGGATTATCAGTACCACTAAACACAACACGATTAACAAACTTATCCGTATTCAAAGCACCAGTATTACCAACGCTAGCAAACCACTGACGATTAGCATACGTCGAATTAAACACACCCGGAAAAGCCATATAACCAGCCTGATTAACAGGACGAGTATCATGAGCACGATTAGATACAGGCATACTATACTTACGAGTATCATTAGCCGTAGCACTAAGCACAAGATCAGTATCATCACGAAGAATAAAATAATTCTCATCCTTCAAAAATTCTGCATCAGTAGTTGTATGATTAGCAGCAACCATCTCAACCTGAGTATTACTAACAGTACCATTATGTAGAATACGTCCAATTAACTGATGATCAGACTGACGATACGCAAACACACGATGCGTACCAGCACTAACACCATGCGTAGTACGAGCAGCAGCAAAGAAACCCTCAGCATCAGAACCCAAACGACCACTAGTAATATAAACACCCGAATCAGTAGAGGCTAAGCCACGACCATGCTGATGAATAAAACCACGCAAACTACTAAACACTAAATCACGAGAAGTATAAGACGAAACAGTTACATCAATAACCAAAGGCTCTTTCTCAAGCGTAATAACATTACCAACAACATTAGCAATAGTGCCAATATAACGGCCCTTACCATTATCATCATTAGTATTATCAAACACAAACATACCAGACTCAACATTAGAAGCATTACTTAAAGTAATATTCTTAACATCAGTCGTATATGTGCGAGTAGCCTCAGCATAATTAGCCTTACCTCCGCCGCGCCAAAACAATAAGGCTTGCGTACCTTCAGTAAGAACACCATAACCATCCGTCACACCAATCCAAACACCGCCACCAAGTGCGGGTTTAGCATCAATAATAGTATTAGACTCCCAATGATTTGTACTAGAATTCCACTTAGTACGCAAAATAAAAGGAAGCGTAATAGTACCAACTACACCAGCAGCAGAATTAAAAACCTTAACAATACCATTACTAGAAGGAGCATTACCATCAGTAGTAGACGAGCCAGTAGCAAAGACAGCACCACGCCACTCACCACTAGGAGTCACAGTCTCACACGAACCAACACCCTGCTGACCACTACTAAACACATCAGCCGCAGTCCAACGAGTAAGCGGACCACGCATACGAATCTGACCCGGACGATCAACAAGAACATCCTGCATCCACTTACAATAAGCATCATCAATAAACAATGATGGACCAGCAAGATTCATCCCCCTAGGAACAGGAGGCACACTAGTATACTCTAACGGCATAACCGCCTCCCTTCAAACTAGTAAATATACTCGTTATCATCAAGAACAATAACACGATCAGGACGATCATACTGCTTCATCCACAAATCCTGACGAGCAAACTGCAAACGCGACTCCATAACCTGCTGCATAGCAGAACCCTGAGGATCATCATTAATATAATAAGCCTTACTCAAAGCAGAATACAACAATACACTATCATGCTTAGCAGGCCACAAAAACAAAGCATCATCACTATTCTCATTAAGCGTAGTAGGCTCAGTAAGAAAACGAATCCTTAAAGACTTAGCAGAATCAGGAGTAGGATACAGATACAACTGATCAGCAATAAAATAATAATGAGTTGGCGTACCCTGCGTATCAAGATCATACACAAAATCCTTCATCTGCGTATCTGTACGCAAAGGCTCAAGCACAACATTATCAGTCTTATTAACAAAAGAAATAACCTTACCAAGCGCAGCCGTAGTAGTCACACTAGCATCACCAGCACTCTGACTAATAGACTCTGCCCTCTCAAGAAAAGGCCAAGGCTCACGCAAACACAACTCCTTATGCGCATCATCAATCAAACGCGCAAGAGTGCTACGCTCAACATCATCAAAACCATAATCTTCCATAGTATCCAATAACTCTGTCATAACAACATTAGGCATCAGCCTTCACCCCCTTCGACAAACTCTTAACAATAGGACTCTTACCATGCTTACGCATCAAAAACTCTGTAGCCTCAACCGCCTCACTAGCAGCCTGATCACTAACATACTCCAACTCTGCTCGCCTACGCTCATCCTCACGACGAGCCTCCATAAGAAGACGATCACCATGCTTACGAGTATCACCCGCATTCAAACGAGTAATAGCCTCATGCGGCTCAGGAATCTTATCCCGAAAACCAATAACAGGAAACGGATCACGATCACCCGGCATACGAATAAAAATACACCAATCACCAGTATCCTCATTACGCGCAAACATAAGACGCTCATCATGCTCACGCACAGCACGATCAACCTTATACGCACGATAATCCTTACCATTAGGCAACCATAAACTCATCAGCAATCCCACGCTCTCAACGACTTATTAATACGACTATTAGGATCATTAGCAGTCTTAGACGAAGTATTCTTCTTCTTCATACCCATCATCCTAGCACAAAAACTCTTACGCCTAGCAGCAGCCTTAGGGCTACGAGAAGCCTCAGACTTCTTCACAGGCGGTTTTAAACCCGGCTTACCCGGATTAGCACGATTATAAGCAGCCCGACCAGCAGCATTCAAGCCACCCTCAGGATCCTTACCTTCTTTACGAGTCCACGCAGGCGTACCCATAATCCCTCCTCATAAGAATAGGGCAGGGAGCCGCAGCCCCCTGCCCCATAATTTATAGACTAGAAGCCCTGATCGAAGTTACCAGCACCATCAACAGCAATGTTGCTGATGACACACTGGTTGTTACGACGCACAGCACCCATGTTCATGTAACGCACCATGACCGCCTCAAACGCATCCTTGTCGCCAGCCTGACGAAGCGTCTGACCATCCGTATCAAGGAAGTGGAAGTCCTGATCCGAGAACACCTTGAGCGAAGACTCGTCAAGGATATACATCGTACCATACGGAGCATCCATGTCCGCCACAATCGGCAGACCAGCGTACATCAGAGTACGGAAACCAGCCTGATAATCAGGCGTCTGCACGTTCTCCTGATAGATAGCCATCGTCTGGAAGAGATTATAAATCTCACGCTGAACACCCAGCGAAGTAACGATAGCCGTAGGCGTACCACCAGCATTACGCACCTTGTTAATAGCCTTCTGAATATCATCAAAAGCAAGGACGCGAACACCGTTCGTAGCCGTAGCATTCTCAGGCGTAACCGTCTGAGCAGCCCACCACGAGTTCGAACCCGTAGCAGTCAGGCCACCAAGAGCATCAGCCGAAACGATGCGCTTAAGACCATCAACCTCATCCGACAACGAATAAGTACCCGGATTGCCCGAAGCCGGAGCCTCAGTCGAAGAGTACTGATTCACACCAGCACGAACGATAACCTGACCCGAAGCGTACGTCGGAGCAGTAGCCGTCGTGACCGTGATCAGATGCACACCCGAAGCAGCGTTCGGATACACACCCGTAATTGGAATATCAATACCATTCGTAACGTTAACGCCAGCACTCGTCTTAAGAGTGATAACCATGCCAACGTACAACTGGCCCTTATTAATAGCCTCATAACCCTCGCCCGACTCATAACCAGACGAAGAGTTAGCCTTCAGCGTAATGATACAATCACCAGCGGCAGCAGTAACACCACTAACCGTGGCAGCCTTAGCCGAGATAGCCGTAATAGCAGCAATCGTACCCGTACCATTACCATAAATCTGGCGAGCCAGATCCTTACGAAGATCAATACGAAGACCATCCAACTCAGACTTAAGCGCCTGAAGGAAAGCCCCAGCCTCGCTCTTCGTCTTAGCCATAGAAGGACCAGTAACGCCAACCTTACCATACAGGTACTTCAGGTCGTACACAGCCTTATCGTACGACAGATTACCCGCAACAGGAAGAGTAGCATTCTCAGAACGCGCACCAATACCACTCGTGCGAGTAGCCGAAAGCGGCACATATGCGCGCTTACCAACCAGATCCTCCGAACGCGACTCAAGCCGCCCCAGAAGAAGAACTTCCTTATTCAACTGCTCAACAACCGGCCCCATGTAGTATTCCTTGAGAATGTTGCTAAGCGTAAGAAGAGTAGCACCCATCTTAACACCTCCAATAATTTAGAATTTATTGAAGGTTACGAACTAACTCCATTGCCGCCTTATGCGCGTCATCTAAACTACCATGCTCTCGTGGAGGAACACTAGCCGGACTACCCCCCGGACTCGTAGCCCCCATAGGAACCTGCTTAGACTGAAGATACTTATTAAGAACTCCCTGCTCCATCTGAGTATACAACTGCTGTGCAGCAAGAAGATTCCCATCAGTAGCATGCGCAAGACTATAAATATGCTCAATATCAGAATCATTATAATGCGGATACTGAGTACGAATCTGAGACTCCTCAGACTCTAACTCAGCCATCATCTCCTGATGCTGCTGAGCCTCCATAATCTCAGAACGGAACTGGCGCATCTGCTCCAACTCTGCCTGTAACGACGCAGGAATATTATCATAACCCTCATCATTATTAGGAACAACGCCCTCACTAGGCTGCTGTGCTGTCATTGGTGATTCCTGCTGTGGCGCTAATTGACGCGCAACCTCTGCCGCGAACGACGGGTCTGCATCCAACCGCTGCAAGAAGCCAACCGCTTCCAACGCATAATTTGGATCAATTCCATATTCAGTCAACTGCTCAAACTGCTTACGCTGCTCAGCAATCTCCTGAGTCTTCCTAGTATAATCAGCCTGCATATTCTTATACAATGGCTGAAGATCCTCAGGAAGATTTGTCGGATCAAGACCAGTAAACGAGTCCTCAACAACCTGCTCCCCACCGACGGGAGTGTTGTCTACCGGCTGCTCATTAACAACCTCGTCCGGCACAAGCGCATCAATAGCGCCTTCCATATCAATATCCACTATCTACTCCTTGGGTTCAGGGAGTCCCAGTACGGGTTGCTCCACAACTTCTACATCAATAACCTCATTAGCACGATCCTCTGCCGCACCAACAAGCCCCTCAACAAACGCGCCCATAAGTTCTGACACATCCTGCTTACTAGGAAGCACATACGTATTCTCAGTACGCTTCGTAGCAAGACCAGATGCAAGACGAATCTTATCATCCATAATACCAACCACAGTAGCGATTGCAGACAACTGCTTCGACTCGGCCTGAGGAATAAGTTCCTCCAACTTAAGCATTGCCTGTTCGCGTACCCGATTAGCATGATGAACAAACTCATACGCATCGTTCGCAATCTTATCTTCTAACTCAGCAGGAGGACCATTCTCCTCCCACTCCTTCGTCCAATATCGTAAAGTACCATGCGGAATACCAAACTCACGCGAAGTCTTACGAACATTACGATCATTCGCAATCCACTGCACATAAATCTGTGCCTTCGCCTCATCCGTCCACTCAGTTCTAGAAGCCAACCTTTCGCGCCTCCTCTAACGTAGCAAACCGCTGCTTCTGAGAATTCATCATATCCTGCTCCATAATCTTATTAAGCAAGTCCTGCTGAATCTTAGACTGATCTATACCAGTCTGATCACCCTCATTAGGCTTATCCTTATTATCAATAACCACAGTATCAAGCGGCGGCTCCAACAACTCTTCAGGAGTAACATTCTCAACACCAGCCTGATTAAGCATCTTAGAACCAACCGTAGGCCCAACAGCACCACGCAACTGAAGCGACACACGCGGAGCCTCAACAGGCGGATTAGACTCAGCAGCAAGAGCCTGCTGCGTCAATTCAAAATGCTTATAAAAACGACCCTGAACATCAGGAGGAAGCAACTCAAACTCTTGAGACTTCATATAAGCACCATGCGTTTCCAAATGCGTAGCCTTATTCTCAAACGGCAACGGCTGCAAACCAGCATCCATACTCTGCTGCAACATATTTGGATCCATCTGCATAGGCTCACCAGTCTCAGGATCAAACTCAGGATTCTGCATCTGATTCATCATCTGAGCCTCAGCATCACGCGCAGCACTCACATTAATAACCATACCATCAATCAACTTATCATGCTCACGCATCGCCTGATCCTCATCAGCCTGAAACTGAGCCTGAAGATTATCAAAATCAGCCAGATCCAAGTACTTATAAGCCTTAGTCGGACTAATCAAACCCATATTAAGCATCTGAAACACACGAGCCTGCTTACCAGCACGAGTACGCGGAAGACCCGAACCAGCCTCAACCTTAATCTGAAGACCACTAAGAATATCAGCATGCTCAAACTGTTCAACACGCGGCTTAGAACCAGCACCACCATTAAGCATCATAAGCCTAGGCTCAGTATAATACTCCTGAGCAAGATTAAGCATAAGATTACCAGCCCGCTCCAACGCCTTCTCCATCATAAGAATCTGAGGAGCCAAACGATCCGTAGCAGCCTCCTGAAGAAGATCAATAGCAACACCAGCCTCCACATTCGGAGGAACCTGACCCTGCATAAGTTCAGTTAAACCAAACACTTCCTTCAAACGCTGACCCATATCCTGCAAATGCTGAGCAACATAACTCGGCAAACCCGGAAGCGGAATAGCCTCAGGAACCTTACCAGCAACCGGATTATACTCAAAAATAGCACCCGGTTCATCAGTCATACGCTGACGCAAAGAACCCACCGGAGCCAACATCTGCGGCTTCAACGTCAAATTCTTATACTCAATCAACTGACTAAGCGTACGATTAAGTTCCTTCTGCAAAGGAACAGCCTGCTCAACAACACTCGTATCCCACAACTGACCCGGAATACGCAAACCCGGAAACTTAACAAGAGGCAACTCATTAAACGGATAAGGCCACGGAGAATCATACAAAATAATATCAGGCGACTTTGTAAAAGCAACCACACGACCCTCAGGCATAGCAGCACTAGGAACAAAATAACCATAAAAAATCTCTCGCACATTCTCCTTAGTCTGACCAGACGAAAAAGAATACGCACCCGGAAGAGACTCATCAGGATAACGATTAATAGCATTAGGCTTCAAACGAATACCAAAACGATTATACACCTCATCAACACCCATAGGATGCGAACAAAAAGCATACTTACAATCCTCAAACACCTGAGCAGAATCATCCAAGAAAACATTAAAAGGACTAATAACATCCACCCGAATATCACCCTCAAAAACCTCAGTCTCAAACTGATCATACTCAACATTCATACTATCAAGATTCTCACGAAACAAACGCTCAACAAGAGGATCAATAATAGGATTACCATTAACCGGATCCACCATCAACTTAACACTAGACCCAACCTTATCATCCCAACTAATCTTCCAAAAACCATTACCAGCAATAATACTCCAAAGCATCGCCTCCTCGCGCTTCTCACTAAGACTAAACTTACTCCACCAATGCTCCAAAAGATTCTCAGCAACCTGAGTCGCCTTCTGATTCTCATAGCCAGCACTAGTAGGAGTAGCAAAAAACTGCGGCTTGCTCTTCGTAAGACGGGCGAGCAAGCCCATACTATTAGGAGCAATCTGATTAGCAACAATGCGTACACGATAACGCGGCTTATCACCATCCTCCGTAGCAAGACTCTCAATGCGACGAGTACGCTTATTATAAAAAACGTACTGCTTGCCCTTATAGAAACTAAGATTAATCTTCCAAGCGCGTTCTAATAAGTCACGACCACGCTGTAACTCTTCGACGCGACTAACGAGACTAGTTGCCGGAGCATAACCAGTAGTGTTTACGTCCTCTAATTTTGTACTAGTCTCTAACAATCCTAGCCTCCTTAAATAAATTCTATATCAGAAGGATCTAATCCAACCGACGTAAGTAATTCTTTATACTCGTTAGGGCTAATAATGCCCTGCTTTAATGCCCAGTCAGCGTCCTGCTGATCCTCATCAACTCTTAGTTGTCCCAGAGGTACGTCGCTTAGAGGTTTTGCTCCCTCCACTCGGAGCCTTTCCAGCCGAACTTTCTCCTCCTCCAACGCTAGCATCCGATTCGTCCACGACCTCTGTGTCTCCAGAATCTCCTGCATCACGCTTAGTAAGAGTGTATCCCGCTTGCTCTGCCAACCAAACAATTGTTTCCTCCTTGACATAACGATTAAGTGTCTCCGTCATGCTAAATGTACTAATATTAGCAATACCCGTATCAAACGCTTCCTCACCCGGAAAGATACGTTCACCAGTAACAGCATCACCAGCATTAAAATTAAGTGTAGTAATCACCACTCGCTCCCCATAACATCATCAAAAAAATTATTTTCACGCTTACGCACACCCGGACGATCCGCAAGGATCCAATCAGGAAGATCACTCTTAGGCTTATCCGCATCAGCATAATCACCAAGCAAAGCACCAGCACAACGAAGAGCAATCTCAACACTATCCAAACAGTCATCCTTAGGCTTACTCATAGACGAATCATAATTGATCCACTCATCAATAAAATCCCTATGATCCTTCTTAATACGCACCTTACCAATCCGAAACAATGGACTCATAGCAAGGATACGTTCGAACTTCTTACCTTTAGCAAAGATTGGAACAATAGGAGGCATCGAAGGCAAACGTTCAGCCTGCTGAACCAGCGCAGCCTGATAAGCATTCGACTCAATGCCGATAATTTCAGGCTTATAATTAATATAATACTCTTCGATCTTCTCCAATTGTTCTGCAAATGGGATACGCGCTGCATACTGCTCCAATAAGAACACTTGATTAGAGTCAGAAACCCCTACAACGCTAATAACGAACCTGTCGCCCTTCCCACTCATACTAACCGCAGGGTCAACACCCATATAACGGCGTAACTTTAACGGATTACCCTCATCATTCCGCAAATCCTCATTATTATAATACTTAAGCCACTCGCCAGACAAATCTCGCCCAGCCATAGAATCAAAAGCAGCACAATACTCCTGATTAAAGAGCAGAGGATGGTATCTTTGCTTAACATACTCCCACTCTGACTTAGCAAAATAAGGATTATCAATACTACGATACTCAACCCTAGCAATCTGATCATCCTTCAAGGCATCCTCACCCCAGAACTCGTCATAAAACCAGTTCTTACCATCCGGAGTCGTAGTCGTAATGAGCATACCACGCTTATCACTCAGAGAGGGGCGAGTAACCAGCCACGCTTCCTCCGATTTAATAAACGCTGCCTCATCCATCCAAAGAATATCAAGGCCAGCACCACGAAGAGACTGCGGATCCTCCGCCGACTTGAACTCAACCAGACTACCATTAGGAAACTCGAACCGTAAATCACCACGATTCTCCTTAACATCCTTACCAATCACCAAACCAGCATCAATAATCACCTTACGCATAGTCAAATACGAAGGACGACCAACCTTATACGACGCACTCAAAGCCCAAACCCACAAAGGATCATCCCGATCCTCACCATGAAGATCAAGATGAAACTGCTCAGGAAACAAACAATAAAACAAAACCTCCCAAGCAGCACTAAGCGTCTTACCACCACGCCGCCCCGCTACCAAGTGCCTAAACCGCACCAACCTACCATCATTATTATTAGCATGAAACAACGTCTGCCAATAATGAGGCAAATAACCAACACTAAGAAACCAACCA